GAAAAGCAACTCACCCAGAACAGACTGTTTCTGTAATAAATAATAATGGTCTTGTTTGTATTTATGATATACAACTAGATAATTAATGGGACGATATTATATCGTTCTTTTTTAATTGTAAACGAAAAATTAGTTGATAAAAGGAGAAAATAAATATGCTAAATAAAGATAATTTTACAAGAAAATTTGCTTCTGAAACAGGTAGAACTATTACAGAATCTAAACAAATCGTAGAAGATTTTATTGCTACAATCACTAAATCAGTAGTTGAAGATGGTGGTGTTGATTTTTATGGTTTCATGAAAATTGAAAGAGTAACACAACCTGCAAGAGAACGTGTAAATCCTGCAACTGGTGATAAAATTATGTGTGAAGAAAAAGAAATTCCTAAAGCAAAATTTTCTAGCAGATTTAAAAAGGTTGTAAATGGTGAAGCCTGATTAGGAGGTTTCTATATATGGAAATCAAAAAATATAACGACTATTCAGAATTTGTAAAATCTGTAATGGATAACATGGAAAGTGTAAGACAAAACATTACTATTGTTGCTTTCTATGAAGATGCATCTGCAATTTTAAAACATATTGCAAAATATGAAAAATCAATTCTATATTCTATTGATATTCATGATTATATGTGGGAAAACTATGATTCTGAATATTATATTACACTTTCTAAAGACGATGAAGGTGATTATCTGATTTATTGTGAAAAGGCTTACGATGATAAAAAAGATGTGTACCTATATGGAGAATCTAATATTGTATATATTGCAGAAGATTGTAGTGCTAAAGTATTGAAAAGACTATATTCTGATATTTATTATGAAGTAAGATTCTTTGATGATGAAGAAGATGATTTTGACAAAATGGTAAAAACTATGATGAATGTAGATGAAATTGAAATGGATGAAGACATGAAAGGTTTTACTGTTTCTCGTTCTGATGATTATGGTTTTTCTACTTTTAGTTTTCACTCTACAGACGAAGATTTGGTTAAAAGAGTTTTAAAAGATTATAAGAAATTTTGATTTGTGGATTTGATACCATAGAAATGAATTTCTTCATATTGAAAGTGCTGAGAATGTTGGAACTTCTCAGTGCTTTCTTTTATTGACGCAGGTTATGGAAGTGGTCTATCCGCTGGGGTTCATACCTCCAGAATCGCAGGTTCAAATCCTGCACCTGCAATTTAACCACTATAGGGCTTATCACCACCACCCACCACCCACCATTAAGTTCTATAGTTGGTTATTATAGGCGGTTAGTTTAATTGGTAAAACGTCAGTCTCCAAAACTGAAGTACAGTGTTCAAATCACTGCCCACCTGTTAGAGAAGCAAAACTCATAGAAAAGCAATTTGGGACTATTTTCCCCATGCTATATGCAATTTTATAATTTATACTGTACATTGAAAATTTAATAATGAGAGATGAAACGAAAAATCATGACAGGGTAAGTTCCTGTATAAGTTTCTTCTAAAAGTTTAAGACCTTTGGAAATCAAAGGTCTTTTTATTTTTAGGAGTGATATTATGGATAAAAGATTAGATTGGATATTAAAATATAATAAAGAAAATAATAATGAATATGGTGATTTTGTTTTTTCTGGAAAATATTTAGCCGTATATAGACCCAACCATCATAGAGCAAGAAAAGATGGATATGTTTATATTCATCAATTACAGGCTGAGAAAATGTTGGGAAGAAAATTAAATAAAAAAGAATGCGTTCATCATAAAGATTATGATAAATTTAATAATGATATTAATAATCTTATGGTATTTAAAACTATTGCAGACCATACCGCATTTCATAATGGAAGTGAAATTTATATTGATGGAGATGTTTGGGTTGCCAAAATACAAAAAAGTTATATTTGTCCAATTTGTAAAATAAATACTAAAACAGATTATGCAAATATGTGTGTTGAGTGCTATCACAAAAACAAATCATCTCATCTTCCATCTAAAGAAATATTAATGGAATTAATTTTAAATTATCCTATGACAACAATAGGAAAAATGTATAATGTTAGTGATAATTCAATAAGAAAATGGTGTAAAAAATATAATTTACCATATTTAAAAAAAGATATTGATAAATTAAAAATAGAATTACATAATTAATGTTTTTATTATTTTTATTATAATTTTTTAAGAATAGAACTTTACATATTTAATGTAAAGTTATTATATAGTCTAAGGTGTGATTCTTGTTTCTGAAAGTCTATCAGAACAATTTAGGATTACACCTATTTTTTTGTTTTTTATTGTTAAATATATAACAATATTGAAAGGAATGAATATTATGGCTAAAGGAAGGACAACTGTTTATAATAACATTACCTCTCCTGAAAGACTTGCCTTAGTAAATCCTGAAAATATTCAATTAGGAAAAGATTTTTTAGAATATCTTGCAAGTATCGATAGAAGTAAAACTACTATTTCTGCATATGCAAGTGATTTAGATATTTTTTGGGTTTGGTGTTTGCAATATAATAATAATAAATTTTTTGTAAATTTAACAAAAAGAGATATTGTTAAATTTCAAAATCATTGTTTGAATCAGTATGGATGGAGTTCTGCTAGAATTCGCAGAGTAAAATCTGTACTTTCTTCATTATCAACTTATGTAGAAAATATGTTAGATGATGAATTTGAGGATTATAGACCAATTATTAGAAAAGTTGAAAATCCTCCAATGAATGCTGTTCGTGAGAAAACAGTTTTAACAGAAGAACAATTGAAAAAATTACTAGATGAATTAGTGGAAAGAGAACAATATGATAAAGCGTGTATTCTTGCCTGTTGTATGAATAATGGAAGAAGAAAAGCGGAATTGCCAAGATTAAAAGTGTCTTATTTTACTGAAGATAATGTAATTTATGGTTCTTTATATAAAAGTCCTGAAACAGTGCAAACAAAAGGCAGAGGTTCTAAAGGGAAACAATTAACAATTTATACTTTAAAAAGTGGATTTAAACCTTATTTGGATTTGTGGTTAAAATATAGAGAAGAAAATGGAATCACTTCTGAATGGCTTGTACCTAAAAAAGAAGATGGTGTTTACATAGATGAACAAATGTCTGTAACAACATTAGATAGTTGGGCAGAAACATTTAGTAAAATTCTTGGTGTTCCATTTTATTGGCACAGCATGAGACATTATTTTACAACTGCATGTTCCAGAAGCGGATTACCAGATGATGTAATTAAAAATCTTGTTGGTTGGGAAAGCAATGACATGGTTTCTCTGTATAAAGATATTGATGCAGATGAAATGTTTGCACAATATTTTGATGAAAATGGAATAAAAGAGATTGAACAAAAATCTCTTTCTGATTTATGATAATTACTAAATTTTGATTTATATATGATACCTCTCTCCTAAAGGAAGATGGGATTGTACCCTTTGTGGACGATACCCGTCTTCCTGTACTTTAGTTGATAATTATTTATTAGTTGAAAAGAAGGTGAAAATTATAGCCTACAAAGTTAAATCTAGGGAAGAAAAAAATGTTGAGGAATTAAATTCATCTGTAACAATTAATATTGATGCAGATTTTTTTATGAAAAAACAAATTCAAAGAAATGAAAAAAAATATAAATGTACTTGTTGTGGTGGTAGTTGGGATAATCGGAAAACTCATTTTTCTAAATCATCCTCCCCTCTTTATCAATCTAATGATGGATATTTAACTATATGTAATGAGTGTAGAGATAAATATTTTTTTAAGTTAGTAGATTTATATTCTGGAAATGAAGCCCATGCAATGAGACATATGTGCCAACAGTTTGATATTATTTTTCACATTGATGCATTAAATGCTTCTCGTCAGGTTAGTTCCGATAAAAGTAGATTTGCATATTATCTTCAAAAAAAGAATTTAGGTCAAACTGCAAGAGCAGGTACTACATATATTGATGGAATCAAATATGATTGGATTCACAGAGAAGATGATATTATTGAAAGTATGGAGCAAATAAAACAGGATGATATTTCTGTAAAGGCTACAACATTAGAAAGATGGGGTTTAGGATTTTCTGAAATGGATTATAAGGTTTTAGAAGACCATTATAAAATGTTAAAGAAAAATAATCCTAACTGCGATAATAACCAAGAAATATTTATTAAATCTCTTTGTAATATTAATATGCTAATGGTAAGAGCACTTAGAGATGGTGATTCTGATAAGTATGTAAAATTAACAGACCAATATAGTAAGACTTTTACTAAAGCAGGTTTAAAAACTATTCAAGAAATTGATAATAGTGCAAATGAAAGTATGGGTGTTACTTTGTCTGTTATTGCTCAATATACTCCTGAAGAATATTATAAAGATAAAAAATTATATGATGATTTTGATGGTCTAGGTTCTTATTTTACTAGGTTTGTAAGAAGACCATTAAAAAATTTAATGACTGGTTCTACTGAACGAGATAAAGAATTTTATGTAAAAGATAAGTCAGGTGATAATGATGAATAATCAATACGCTGACGAAAGACAGAAAAATTTATATAAAAAGTTCCCGTCTACGCATTATTTAAGCAATCCAAATAATGTACACAATATGTATTTATGGTGTACATTTTTTAGAAGAAATTTACATAGATTAGCAATTGACTATTTAGGGATTAAACTTCATCTATATCAACAATTAATTTTATATATGATGGGTATTTCTCAGTTAGTTGTAATTGTTGCTTGTCGTGCCGCCGCAAAATCTTTTATTATTGCGTTATATGCTTGTTGTAAAGCAATTATTAAACCAAATAGCAAGATTGTACTTGGTTCAGCAACAAGAGGACAAAGTAAATTGATTATTTCTGAAAAAATAAAAAATGAATTGATGGGTATGTCTCCTGCTTTACGCAAGGAGATAAAAGATATTAAAGATAGTGCAAATGAATCTATAGTATATTTCCATAACGGAAGTACGATTAAAGTATTCACTGCAAATGAATTTGCCAGAGGTTTGCGTTCAACTGATGCCGTAAGGGAAGAATTTAGACAAATTGATAAAAATATTGACGATAGCGTAATCTCACCTTTCCAAACTATTCGACAAGTTCCATACATGATTGACCCTTATTATGCATCAATTGAAGAATTAAAAGAAGACCCTGTTGATATCTATATTTCTTCTTCTTGGTTTGACGATGGTCACTGGATGTGGAACATTGTTGACCAAGCATATTATGGAATGTTAAATGGTGATGCTTCTGTTATGTTGGCTTTTGATGAAAGTATTACATTAAAACATAATATAAGAACACAGCGTCAAATGCAACAAGAAAAGAAAAAACAAGACCCTATTACATGGCAAATTGAATTTTTAAATTTAAAGATTAAGAATAATGCTTCTGCATTTTTTACATATTCTATGTTGACTGATGTACAAAATTTACGTCAGGTATTTTATCCAAGAAATCATAAAGATGTTAAGTTTCATAAAAGGAATAAGTATGCTATTCCTAAACAAGAAGGTGAAATTAGGGTAATTTCTTGTGATATTGCCTTTGTGGAAGGTAAACAAAACGATAATTCTGTTTACAGTTGTATTCGTGGTATTCCAGAATCATTAACATATGAAACAGAAAATGCAGACATTGAAGTAAAACAAGGATATAAAAGACAATATTCCTATATTGAATCAAATCAATTAGGCGATACAACAAAACAAGCAATTCGTATTAGGCAATTGTACGATGATTATGAAGCAGATTATATTGTTATTGATACAAGAAATGGTGGGTTGCAGACACTTTATTCTTTAGGGAAAACTTTATATGATGAAGAACGTGGCATAGAATATCCTCCTTTAAAGTGTATGAATAATGAGACTTATGCTAATGCGGTAAAAAATCCAAATGCTCCAGAAGTTATTTTTGCTGTTAATGCAAGTTCGCAATTAAATAGTGATATTGCATATAGTTTTAGGCGTTCTTTAATGGAGCATAGAATGGAATTGTTGCCAAATTTTAATACTGCAAGAGAAGAACTTTTGAATGACAATAATGATTATTTGAATGAAATTGATATTGATTTGCAGTTTGAATTTGAAAGACCATTTTTGGAGACACAGGCTATGATAAGTGAATGTGCGGAATTATTATATGAAAAGAATCCTTCTACTGGTGTAATTAAAATTTATGAACATGGGAATAACAGAAAAGATAGATATACTTCCTGTAGTTATGGTTCATATTTCTTTGACCAGTTAGAACTTGATTTGTATGGTTCTGATGCCAATTATGAATATACTTGTCTTGTAAATTAATAGAAAGGAGGCAATCATGCCTGAAGAAAGTAAAAAGAGGGGCAGACCTCCTAAAGTAAAACAAGAAGAAGTTGTTGAAACAAATAACGTTATTGACAATACTAATTATGAATTTAATAGTTTTGTGGCAAATGGTAGTTTAATTGAAGCAGTTTTTTCTTGTGGTGTATTTAATTATTTTAGTAAAAATCAAATTGATAATATTTTAAAAGACCCAATTACATATCATGAAGAAGCAATTAGATTGTCTAACTTTGTGTATGGTAAGAATGGTATTGTAGCGAATTCTATTGATTATATGATTTCCCTACCCTGTTTAGATAAAATTATTATCAATAAAAATAAAAAAACAACTCAAGCAGTTAAAAAAAATAAAGCACTAATGAAAGCAACTCTTAATACAATTGATGATAAAACTTTTATTAGAAATGCTTTGTTTACACAAATGTTAGATGGTATTGCATTTTATTATTTTGAAACTAGAAAAAAGAAAACAGACAACTCTAAATTTTTAAGTGATTATGAAGTTGAACATATTTATGAGATTAATGCTCTGGATGAAGCAAGTATTAATGCGTCCATTATTTCACTGCCTTGGCAATATACAAAAATTGTTGGTAAGAAAAATGGAAGATATGTTCTGGCTTTTAATTTAAGATATTTTGATGATTATACTGGTGAATCTTTAGACAGAAAATTAAGAAAATATCCATTAGAAATTGTTGAAGCATATAATACTAGAAAAAGTAATCCAACACAACATGGTGATTGGTATATTTTAGATAGTGATAAAACAATGTGTCGTAAAATTAAATGTAAAGATTCTGAACCTTGGGGAAGAAGCGTTGTTATTGCTTCATTAGAAGATGTTTTGTATAAAGATTATTTTGTTGATACTAAAAGAAATGTCTTAGATGAAGTAAATAATAAGATTATTTATCAAACATTCCCAGAAGGTAAAGATAAAGGCACATGTGCTTTAACAAAAACACAACAGGAACAACAACACTCAACTGTAAAACAAGCAGTTATGGGGAAAAACAGAAGAAATGGAGTAAGTTTCTTTAGTGTTGCTTCTGGTACAAAATTAAATTCTATTGATGTAGATATTGATATTTTTGATTCTAAAAATGAATCTGAGTTAAATAATCAAATTTCTCTTGATTTAGGTGTTTGTGCTTCTTTGATTGGTGCTATGAGTACAGGTAATTTTGCGGCAGGTCAATCAAACTTAGAAATGATTACTGCACAATTATATTCTTGGATACATGAATGGCAAAATGAATTAAATCATGTTATTAACAAAAATATCATTCAAGATGAAAAGAATAGAGTTGAAATTTATTACTTCCCTACTTCATTTGTAAATAGACAATCATTTTTTGATATGATGAAATCTTTATATAGTGAAGCAAGTGGCTCATTATCTTTCTTAATTGCTAGTACAGGTGTAGATGTTGATGCATATTTGTCTGTATTGGATATGGAAATTGCTGAAGGTTATTTTGAAAAATATTTACCTCATATGACAGCGTATACGAATAATGGGGATTCTTCTGGTGGTAGACCAGAAGAAAAGAATCCTACAAATGAAAATACATTGCAGTCAAAAGCAAATAAAAGTAATGATATGCCTAAACCATCTACAAATAAATGATTAATAAAAGAATCTACTTTTAGTAGGTTCTTTTTATTTTATATAAAAGTTTTAAAGGAGGATACGAAATGTTAAATAATATCCTCGAAATTTCAAGTCGTGCTAAACGTGGAGGACGAGTGCCTATTAAGATTGCATTACTAAAAATTCATGAAAATATAGAGGAAACAAATGATAATGGTTTGCATTGGAATGAAGATTATGTAATGAACGCTATGGAATCTGCTATCTCTATGCCAATTTGTGCAGAATTTGCAACAGAAGATAAAAGTATTCCTTTAGGTCATGGTCTAACTGGAAGTGCAGTTGATGAAAATGGAATTAGAGAGCCTTTGTTTGAAAATTCTGAAACAGTTGGGGTAATTGAAAAAGTATCTATAGAGACAATTCAAAAAGATAATGAAGATATTAAAGCCCTAGTTGGTGAAGGTGTATTGTTTAATCAACGTTATCCTGCTTTTGTAAAATGGGTTAGAAATAACTATGCAAATAGTGTTGTAGATACATCTATTGAAATTTGTGGATTATCTGAAAATGATAATAAAATTATTTATTTAGAAGAAAATCCAACAGAAGAATATCGAACACCCTTATCTTTTCAATTTTCTGGTACTGCAATTCTCTCTGTAACACCTGCGGATAAAAACGCAGTTGTTTTAGAAGTAGCACAGAAACAAAATAAGGAGGAAGAAAATAAAATGGAATTCGATATGAATGAAGTGAAAAAAGTTATTGCAGATACAATTAATGAACTGAATAACAAAGAAACACAATTCACAGCAGAAGTTACAGAACTAAATTCTAAACTAGAAGCAAAAGATACTGTAATTGCTGAAAAAGATGCAGAACTGTGTGCTAAAGATGAACAGATTGTTGAACTAAATGCAACAATTGAACAAGTAAGACAAGCCCTACAAGATATGGAAACAGAAAGACAGGGTTGGTGGGCTGAACGTGAAGCACTGGAAAAACAACTAGGTGAACTGAAAGCCAAAGAAAGACTTGGTGAACTAAACTCTGCTATCGAAGGTTTCACAGAAGAAGAAAAGAAATTTGCTGAATCTGAAATCAATAGTTTTAACGAAAATCCTATGAACGGCAACATTGATGCTATCGTTTCTAAGATTTATGAAGGTATTGGTCAGGCTTCTAAAAAAGCAACAGAAGAAGCAAAAATTGCAGAACAAAATGCAAACAAAAATGTTGAACTAGACGATATTTTTGCTGAAATGAATTCTGTAAAAACCGTAGAAGACGAAGAAGATATTAACATTTTTTAAGGAGGAAATATAAATGGTTAAATTCAATTCCATCGGTCAAATTGAAAAGGACTATTTCTTTATTGACGCAGTGACAGATGTAGAAGTACTAAATGGTGCTTTTGGTGATATCGTTGATGGTAAATTTGCAGTTGGTGCAAATGCTTCTAAAGCAATCATGCAGATTGAAGTCGGTGACGATATGTACATGGATGAATACAAAATTAATGCAGGTGCTCATGTAAGAGTAGTTGACCTAGCAAGAGTAGTTGCTCATTCTCATAATAAAATGATTGAAATTTATGGTGCTCAACTGCCTAAAGAATTCGCAGTTGGTGACAAACTGGTTTCTGACGCAGAAGGTAAACTTGTTGTTGGTGACGGTGCTCCTTGTTATGAAATCAAAGAAATTATCGGTAATAAACTAGGCGTTAAGGCTGAAATCGTAACAGAATAATCAAGGAGGAAATAATAATGTCTTATACATTTGAACTAAATAATGAAAGAAAAGACGCTAACTTTGTAAGTGGCAAAGTTAATGGTCAATCTGCTGTAGTAGAAATTTTCTCTGCAATGGCACAGGGTAAAGACCTTGCTCCTTATGGCAAAAAAGCAGAAGTTGCTGCTAACTATATTATGGAACTAAACTCCAAAGCAATGGGTGGAGACTTACAGGCTGCTTCTGAACTGAATGAAATTAGACGTTTTGCTATCGAACCCATTCTGCTGAAAGAAGTAAAACTACTGTCCATCTTTGGTAACTATAAAGCACTGGGCTACAATGAATCTTGTGAAATTGAATACACAGAATATGCAAATCTGGGTGCTAGAGAACAGGCTCTAGGTCAAGATGTACAGTTCCCTGTAATCAGAAAAAGACGTACAGGTATCAAAACAACATCTATCTCTGGTGGTCATGCAGTAGATTACAGAAAAGCATCTCTGGGTGATATGTCTGAAGAAAACGAACTACAAGAACAGGTTAGAATTCAGATTCGCAACAAAATGGCTAAATATGTTGTGGAAACAGTATACAAAGCAATCAAAAATGCAACAGGCGTAAAATACTTCTTTGAAGGTGCAGGTCTGACAAAAACAGGCATGGATGATGTTATTGGTAAAGTAAGACGTTGGGGTAAACCTACATTCGTTGGTGATTATGCACTGGTATCTCAGTTCAATGGCTTTGCAGGTTATCAGGGTGTAACTCCTGCTGTTTCTGGTATTTCTGAAGCAGTTATGAAAGAAATTCATGATACAGGTCTAATGGGCGTATACAACGGTACAATCCTGTCTGAAATCCCTAATGCTTATGATATGACAACAATGAATGAAGCAGGTGACAACTTTGCTACAATGCTACCTGTTGGTCTGGGCTTTGTAATCCCCGCAGGTGCTACATCTCCTATTCATACAGTTACAAGAGGTGGTTTAACATCCTTCTCTGGTAATGAAGTAACAACAGGTCAGATTATGACACGTTTTGACATTGAATTCGGTGCAATGGTTGTAGAAGGTCAAGAACATCAGATTGGTGTAGTATGTGACACAAATCTGTCTGTAATTGACTAATTGATGATGTAAATATTTAGAGGTGGAGTACAAACTGTACTCCCCTCTTTTATAAATTAAAGGTGAAATAATGAATAAATATTTTTATTGTTATTCTTCTAAACTTGCTCATTTTATAAGAGCCTTTGATATTAAATATATTGATGTTGGTGTAAATAAAAATACAAATACAAAATATTATTTATTTGAAAAAAGCGAAAGATTAGATAAAGTGATTAGTTTGTACAACGAAGTAAAGCATAGAATTTAAACTTAAAAATATTTGTCTTATTAAATAGTCGATAAATTATGTTTTAGTTGAAATAGAGGTATATATTATGGCAAAAAATAATGAAAATACAACTGTTGAAGAAATTAAGGAAGTTAATTTGGAACAGAAAGTAACTTTAAAAAATATTGCAGGTTGGACTGTTGGATTTAAGCGTATTGAAGGTGATGGTGATGTTACTATTCCACCCGAAGGTACTATTAGATTATCCAGAAGTGAAATTATTGCACAAGTTCAAAATGGCAATAGACTTTTGACAGGAATTGATAGTCGTGGTTCTCACGCAACTGTTTATACAGATGATATTCCTACCAGAGTTGAAATGGATTTTGATATTCCAGAGGATAATATTTCTCAACAAGTATTAACTCATGATGCAGTTAAAAAACTTTTTGAATATAAGACAATCAAATCTTTTGAAGAAAATCTGAGAAAACTTGTTGTTACAAGAGCAGAAAAATATGCTATCATTCAGATTATTAAAAAAGAAAAGTTTAATGATTTTGAAAAAATTCGTGCAGTAGAAGATTATACTGGTTTTAAAATGTAACGAAAGATGGTGGACTACATGAAAAAAGTATCTACTTATCAAGATGTAGTGAATAGTTTTCACTCCACTTTTCAGGATAAAGTAGAAATTCCAGATGCATTGGAACGTGTGTGGTTTTTCAAGGCGGTTGGAAAATTTTCTCATGAAATTGACCGCCTAAATTTCGATGAAGAATTATTTGAGTTTGACATACAACTTGATAGATATGTCATTGATACTTTAGGTGTTATGATGAAAGAATTCTATCAGCAAAGAGAATTATCAAAAGTGAATAAACGTATCAGTATCGTTTCAAAAGATATTTCAATAGATGGCTCAAACGGTACAAAAACTGCTACAAAAGCAGAACTTGAAATGGTAAATGAAGAAGTTAGAAATATGGTTTATAAGCAAACCCCTTCTGCATATAACTAAGGTGGTGTTTGTTTGAAAGAATGGTATTTAATGACTTCTCAAACAAAATCAACTTCTCTTGGTGGTTTTGAGAATGATGCTTTTTTAGATTATAAAGATGATGCTTTTGCTGAATCTTTAGATACTGAACTTGGAGAAACTATAGAACTTTTTAATTGTGATTTATCTGAAAGAAAAATTGTAAGATGTATGATTCAAGGCAATACACCAGATTCTCAACTTAAATCTGTTGAGCGTATCGGTTTATTTGTTCGTGGTACGGTAAAGTCTGGTATGTATGTAAGATTTGAAGATTGCTATTGGTTAATTACAGGTTATCCTAGTTATAATAAGGTGTATGAAAAAGTAGTCATGCAATTATGTCAACACAAATTGCGTTGGCAAAATGATTCTGGACAAATTATTGAGCGTTGGTGTAATGTAACCAGTGCTTCTAAATATGATGTAGGTGAATCTGGAAATAATGCAATTATTTTAGGTTCTAATAACTATACTATTTTAGTTCCAGATGATGATGAATCTTATTATTTAGATGGTAAGCGTATATTTATTGATAGAAATACGATTAATCCAACAAAAACTTTTAAATTAACTCGTTCTGATGATGTTTTGTATAATTACGGAATTACTCATGGTGGTATTTTTGGTTTTATTGCAGATAAATCTGAATTAAACTATGAAACAGATAGACAAGATTTAGGCATTTGTGATTATAAAGATACAACTGTGTCCCCTACTAAACCAATTATAAATACACAAATGTTAAAAGCAACTATGTATGGTAGAAATAATATTACCATTGGTTATGCAAGAAAATATTCTGTAAAATTCAAAAATGAGATTAATGACGAAGTTGATGTTTTAGATTTTGTTTGGAATATTGATTGTGATTTTTCTGATAAGATTGAAATGGTTAATGAAGGTAGTTCTTTAAAAGTTGTAGTATCTGATAAGGAATGTATCGGGAAAACATTTAAGGTACAAGTAATTCGTAATACTGAAATAATGACTGAAAAAACAGTTATTATCGAAGATACTTATTAAGGAGGTGGAATATGGGAATTATTCAAACCTCTGGCAATAAGAAAAAAATTATTATTGACCTATTGTTAAAAAATGATATGGTTAAAAAATTAATCAACCCTACTCTACATGATGACCTAGATGAAAAAGAAATTCTATTGGGTGGAGAATGGGTTATTGATGGTAAAGTTGTTACAGAACAAGGTCATATTTTTGATTACAACTTTGTTGATGACACTATTACTG